GGACGAGCTGATCCTCAACTGGGTCGAAGGCCGGGAGTCGGTGTCGATCCCGGAGATCCTCACGCACTGCATCGAGAAGAAGACCGAGATGTGGACGCAGATGGATCGCAACCGCGTGGCGCGGTGTTTGAGAGCGAACGGGTGGAAAAAGACCTACGTCAGGAACGGTGGCCGGCGCGAATGGCAGTACCGCCGCTCGCGGTGAAGGTCACGATGGCTTCCAAGGGATTGATACGCCAGACCTGGTGCGCGTGGTGCGCGTGTGAGTGTTCCTGGTGCACGGCCTGGATGGTCCGCAAGTGGCTGAAAAGAAGGCGCTGGTGCGTGTGGTGCGCGTGGTGCGCGTCTTTTCCTCTCTTTTCAGGCGAGAAATGCACGCACGTGATCCGGGGTAAGTAAGTGATGCGATTTTTTTATGGAAAAGATAGGAACCGCCATGCACCACACGCACCACGCGCACCGGGTCAAACATGTCTTGTGGAATCAGGGAGTTCCACGGTGCGCGTTTTCGGCAGAGACGCGCACCTGGTTCACGTCTCGCCGTGGACCGCCCTGTTTGTCTCGACCAGCCTCGACACTTGGACCACTGGCCAGCCCGAGATCTTCGCCCGCGATGTCCAGATCGATGAGGCGGCCTACCGGCGGCTGGACCCGGAATACCACGCCTGGCTCCGCTCGCGAATGAACCTGGCGAAACTCGCCGCGCAGGCGGGTCGGCTCGGCGAGGAGGCGTTCGAGCAACTGCGCGGGAAGTTTAACGCCGTGCATGAGTGGGCGATGGCTCACTTCGGGGAGGACGCGCTGCGCGAGGCCGTCCGCAATGTCGACGCGCGCAACTATCCGCCACCCGTCGCGGAACCCGATCGGCCGGTTCGTGTGAAGCGCGCCGCTGAGAGTTCCACAGCGGAAATCGTAGCCATGGTGGATACGATCCGCGATCAGGCGCTTTCACTGGGTTGGGCCCACGAGAGTCTCTACGGAGCGGCCGGCCCCGCGCGTGCGCTGATTGGGAAAGCCTGTGGCCTGGCGGGCCTGCTCCGTGCCACCGACCGGATCGGTGAGGTCACACGTCAATCCATCGAGATCATCCTGTCGAGCGGCGTGCGGCAGAGGTTCTACAACCCGGATGTCGAACAGCCCTGGATCCGGCGGCAGAAATAAGTTTTCTCATTTGTGAGACAGATCCGCGCCCGCGCGAGTATATAGTACACGGAAGCCCGGCTCGCCCGGCCGGCCGCACAGCGGACGCCGCCTGAGGGAATCCACTCCGAGAAAGGATGAGAGCGCCGGGACGCTCGTGAATCTCCTTCCCGCAGGCTCCGTGCTCGTTGTGTGCCTTCCCGCATGAATGTAAGCATCCCTGTCTACCGCGCCGATGGGCGTCTGTACGACCACGTCACCGAACGTGGCCTGGCCCGGCTTCAAGCTGCGGGGCTCGTCGCGCGCATCGTGAGGCACCGAAAGGGACACATCAACCGGGCGATCCTCTTCGTCCGGCCCGGCGAGGCGCCGCTGCCGCGGACGGCCTACCTGGGCACGCGGTACAGCTTTCAGGACCGCCTCGAGCACGGGCTTTGCTGGGATTTGAAGCGGCTGGGCGGCGACCGTTGGGGCACGAACTACGCGCCCGAGGAAGTGCGGCCCCTCTTCTTGCAGGTGGTGACCGGCTGCCTGGTCGGGCGGTGAGCCATCTTCGGAAATTCCGAAGATGCATGCACGTCTGGGTCCTACCTGGGCGGCTCGGCGGCGGGTAGGACGATGGCACGTTGCGGCTAGCCCCAAGATCAAAAACTCGGCTGACACGGGTTGACACGGCGTGATGCAAGTGGATGGTACGGAACGCGTTGCGCTGTCACCCGACCCGCTCGCCGTGGTTGACAGGCCCTGAGATCTCGCCCCGCTCACACCATGGCGGGCAAAGCCCTTGTGAATCAAAACCAACCTTCGAAGGGAGAACAAACCACCATGCCTGAAGTTGCTACGCCGAACCAGGCCGAACGCGAGTTCGAGACCGGGACGGACGAATCGTTCAAGAACACGAGCGCCACGGCCGGGGCCGCGCACAGCGAGAACCAGCGCGTGACGTTCGCCAACATCAAGCGCACCTACGACGTCTACCAGGACCTGGACATCCAGGCCGCGCGCCAGGCGCTCGTCGAGCAGACGCGGCTAAACCAGATCGCCTCTCAGGCGCTCCAGAACGCGGTCGAGACCGCCAATCTGGTGTCGAAGCAGGCCGTGCGGCACGGCGACATCGCCATCGACGGGCAATGGAATCCCGTGCAGCAGGGCGCGGGCGACACGCTGACCGCGCGAGCGGTGGCGATCGACGACGTCTCGCTCAAGGCCATCGGCGTCGTGGTGGCCGCCGCGGTGGCCGACGCGCTCGGCAAGAGCAAGTAGTCTTTCTCCTCCGGGCAAGTGAAGGGGCGGCTCCGCACTTCTCCGCGGCGCCGCCCCGCCTTTTCTGAACTCCGATGATTCGCGAACTGCGGATCTGGTGGCGGCTGCGGCCGCTCATCGACCAATTCCAGGAGCTATCGAAGATGAAGTTCTCCGTCAACGTTGCGATTCAGATGCTGGCGCTGGCCGCGCAGGGCTTGAACGCCACGATCGACCTGCTGCCCGGGCGCGGCAAGTTCTGGGCCATGGTGGGGCTGTCGGCGGTGCAGGGCATTGCGGCCGTGCTCGCCCACTTCGCCAATCCCGACGGCACACCCGCGCAAGCACCCTACATCAAAAAGTGAAGACGGATATCCAGATCGAGCGCTGGCCCGTCGACCGGCTGGTTCCCTTCGCCCGCAATCCGCGCACGCATACCGAGGAGCAGGTTGCGCAGATCGCGGCCTCGATCGTGGAATTCGGCTGGACAAATCCAGTCCTCGTCGGGGCCGACGGCGTCATTATCGCGGGCCATGCGCGTCTTCAAGCGGCGCGGAAGCTGGGCTTGAGCGAAGTTCCGGTGATCGTGCTCGATCATCTGAACGAGGCGCAACGGCGGGCGCTGGTGATCGCCGACAACCAACTCGCCCTGGCCGGCACCGGATGGGATGAAGAGTTGCTGCGCGGCCTGCTCGTGGATCTGCGGCAGGATGAGTTCAACCTGGACCTGCTTGGGTTCTCCGATGAGGAGATCAACGCTTGGTTGACCCAAGAACCCGAGGCGCCGCAGGAGGGCTTCACTGAGGAGGACGCTGTTCCTGAGCCGCTCGAGGAGCCGGTCACTCGCCGCGGAGATTTGTGGATCCTGGGCAACCACCGATTACTATGCGGTGACTCGGCGAGCAGCGAAGACGTGAGGCGCCTTGTGGAAGGCGCGCCGGTCGACCTGGTCAACACCGACCCTCCCTATAATGTGCGCGTCGAGCCGCGTTCGAACAACGCCATCGCCGCCGGGCTTTCCTCCTTTGCAGGCTTGCAGCACCATCAGAGCTTTGACGTTCACCGCGGCGCATCCAAGGCTAAGGCCACCACGAAGAAGATGCGGCCGAAGGACCGCGCGCTCGCCAACGACTTCATGAAGGACGCCGACTACGACGTCCTTCTCAGAAAGTGGTTCGGCAATCTGGCTGCAGTGCTCAAGCCCGGTGGCGCCTTCTACCTGTGGGGCGGCTACGCCAACTGCGCGAACTATCCGCCAGCGCTGGCCGAATGTGGCCTGTACTTCTCGCAGGCAATCATCTGGGTCAAGGAACATCCCGTGCTCACCCGCAAGGATTTCATGGGCAACCATGAATGGTGTTTCTATGGCTGGCGCGAGGGCGCGGCGCACTGGTTCAACCCGGAGATCACGAACGCGACGGATGTGTGGAGCGTGAAGAAGGTGAGCCCGAACGCCATGGTGCATCTGACCGAGAAGCCGGTCGAGTTGGCTGTCCGGGCGCTGACCTATTCGACGAAGGCAGGTCAGGCTGTGCTGGATCTGTTTGGTGGATCGGGCTCGACGCTGATCGCGTGCGAGAAGCTCGGGCGCCGGGCGAGGCTGATGGAGATCGACCCGCCCTACTGTGATGTGATCATCCGCCGCTGGCAGGAATACGCCGGAAAGGCAGCGACGCTGGAAGGCGATGGGCGCAGCTTCGAGGAAATCCGTGCCGAACGAATCGAGGCTCGAGCGTGAGATCGAGCGCTGCCGCCAGGAGATTGCGGAAATTGAAAGGCAGATTCTTGCCGGGCACCCGGACATTGCGGGCTTGTGTCTGGCGCTGCACGACTGGGCGCAGGAGTTACGGATCTTGCAGCGGGAGCGTGAGTCATGGATGAACGGATCCTGACGCTGGCCGTTCCCGCCATCGGCCTGGCCTCCGGGCTGATCGCCACGTATGTGAGCCTCCAGAACCGGGCGCTGCTGGCCGAGGTGCGCAAGGAACTGGCCGAACTCGAGGGCCGGATCATTTTGCGTTTGAACGGTCTGTACGTGCGGCGGACCGAATGCGAGCTACACAACGCGCTGCTGGAGGAACGAATCGAAAGGATGGTGCGGCAGAAGAGAGAAGCCGCCAGCGATTGAGGCTAGCGGCGGAGGGATGGTGATGACGCTATTGCGGTGTGATGCGATACGCCCGGGCGCCTTCGGGCGTCTTGAAGGATTCGACCGCGAGGCCCATCTTCTTTCCGAGCGCGCCGGAGACGAAGCCGCGCACCGAATGTGCCTGCCAGCCGGTGGCGGACTGGATGTCGGCGAGCGTGGCGCCCTCGGGGCGGCGCAGCAGTTCAAGCACGATGGCCTTCTTGCTGCCCTCGCGGGCCTCCTTGGGCACGGCCGCCTTGGTCTGCTTCGGTGCGCCCGTGACCGTGTGTTGCACGCGGGCAGGCGTCAGGGCTTGGACCGCCTTCCAGATGCGGGCGACCGCCGTCTTGCGGTCGGTGAACTTCTTCACCGGCTTCAGGTCGCCGAACGGCGGCGCGCCGGCAAAGCTGTTCCAGACCTCAACGAGGCGGTCGCTGGGCCAGGTGGCGGCGAGCTTGGCGAGTTCCTTCTCGCTGGTGAATCGCGCCTGGTCGTCGGGGATCGTGTCCCCGGCGAGGTAGGCGGTGATCGTGTTGTCGGAATCGATGGCAAACGTCGTCATGGTGGTTGTCCTTTCTATCGAGTCATTCCGGCGAGCTGATCGCCGGCGGTAATCGAGAGGTTCTTGTAATAGCCGCTGGCCAGGCGCGCCCAGCCGAACGGCGTCGAGATTTCATGGCGCGCGGCGATCCGGCTCAACTTGATGCGGTGTGTGCCGTTGTCGAACTCCTTCTTGAGGTGGCCCCAGCGGTCGAGCTTCCAGCCGTTGCGGGTGGCCCAAATGATCAGTTCTTCGCGGGTCATGGCGTCAGTCCTCCTGGCGGCGGTCGATGAGACCGCTGGCGTCCTCGACCGACTGCCGGATGTCGTTCCAGCACTCGCGGCAAAAGCGAACGGCATCGATCACGATCCCCTCGGTGTTGGTGATCGTCAGTTTCCGGTGGATCGGCTTCGCCTCATCGCAAAGCGAGCACTCGATGTAGGGTTGTGCGTTCATGGTTCGTCTCCTGGTGGTTCAGTACTCGAGGCCCTTGGCACGGACCGCGCTCGTGTCGCCCAGGTCGGCGAGCACGTAAGCGAGGTGCTCGGTGATGCGGCCGAGGTCGCCGGCGTAGCCCCAGTCGGTGCTTCGCGCGGCCTGTCGCTCCTTGTGCTCGGCCAGGCGCGCGGCGATGCGCTTCAGCAAGTTTTGAGCTTCCGTGTACCGCACGGCGTAGCAGCCGGCGGCGGTTTGTTTCGTGGTCTGCGCTTTGGTGTTCCTCATGGCGACTCCATTCATCGCTCGGGGGCGCGGTCGAATCAAGCGGAATCGAACAACTGAATCTCGCGACGTTTCAAACAGAGAGGGCCATCAATGTCGGACAGGCTCATGACCCAGGCCGAATACGCGCGGCACCGCGCCAAGAGCCGCCAGTACATCAGCCGGCTGGCCAAGGCCGGGGTGCTCGTGATGCGGGGCGGCAAGGTCGACGTTGCCGCATCGGATGCGGTGCTCGACGACCGTCCCGAGCCGGTTTCTGAGCGCGTGGCCGCTGCGCCGGCCGACAGTACGCCCACGGGCACGACGTTTGCCCAGGCCAGGACCGCCGACATGGTCTTCAAGGCCCGGCTCCGCAAGATGGAGTACGACCAGCGCATGGGCAAGCTGATGGAGACGGACCTGTTCCGCCAGCGAATCGAAGCGATCTTCGTGGCGGTCAAGGAGACCGCCATGGCATGGCCGAACCGCGTTGCACCGGAGATCGCGCCGCTCACCGATGAACGCCAGGTATGGGAAGTGCTGATGCGGGAGGTGCGCGTCCTGCTCAACGATACGCGGAGCGCCGTCCAGCATGCGCGTTGACGAGATCCAGATCCTGGCGGCCGATGTGCTGTTGCCGCCGCCGGACCTGACGGTTTCCCGGTGGGCCGATCAGAACCGGCGGTTGTCGTCGGAGTCCGCCGCGGAGAAGGGCGAGTGGCGCACGGATCGCGCCCCCTATCAGCGCGCCGTGATGGACGCCATGGGGCCCGCGAGTCCGTACGAAACGGTCGTGATGATGTGGGCGGCGCAGTCGGGCAAGAGTTCGATGCTCGAAAACTTCCTCGGCTACATCATTGAGCTTGATCCTGGCCCCGTGCTGCTGGTCGAGCCCCGCGAAGTGGATGCCGAGGCCTTCTCGAAAGACCGTCTCGCGCCGATGCTGCGCGACACGCCGTGCCTGCGCGGCAAGGTGGCGGATGCGCGCTCGCGCGATTCGAACAACACGATCCTGCACAAGAAGTTCCTGGGCGGCTCGATTACGCTCGCCGCGGCGAACTCGCCCGCCGGCCTGGCGATGCGCTCGATCCGCTACTGCCTGCTCGACGAGGTGGATCGTTACCCGGCGAGCGCGGGCAGTGAAGGCGATCCGGTGAACCTCGCCATCACGCGCACGGCGAACTTCTGGAACCGGAAGATTGTGCTGTGCTCGACGCCCACGACGAAGGGCGCCTCGCGCATCGAGCAAGCTTGGCTTAACTCGAACCGGCAGAGCTACTGGGTCCCTTGTCCGCGCTGTGGTGCGTTCCAGGTGCTCGCCTGGGGCAACCTGGTCTGGCCCAAGGATGCGCCGGAGAAGGCCGAGTACCGCTGCGAGCACTGCTCGAAGCGGATCGCCGACTGGCAGAAGCACGGCATGCTCCGCGCCGGCGAGTGGCGCGCGGCGCGGCCGGAAGTGGCCGACATTGCCGGCTTCTGGATCAACGGTCTCTACTCGCCGTGGCGCAAGTGGGGCGCGCTGGCGAAGAAGTTTCTCGCCGACAAGAAGTCGATCGAGACTCTGCGCGAGTTTGTGAACACCGTGCTCGCCGAACCGTGGGACGATGCCGCCGAAACCACGGTCGACCAAGCCACGGTGATGGCTCGCCGGGAGCACTACCGGGCGGCAGTGCCGTTCGGCGCTGTGGTGCTGACCGCCGGCGTCGATGTGCAGAAGGACCGGCTCGAGTTGGAACTCGTGGGCTGGGGACGCGGCGAAGAATCCTGGTCCGTCGAGTACCGCGTGCTTCCGGGTGATCCTTCGGGCGCGCTGGTCTGGCAGGAACTCGACACCTACCTTGAGCAGCGTTGGCCGCATGAGACGGGGATCTCGCTGCCAGTGTCGGCATGCTCGATCGACGCGGGCTACGAGTCGCAAGCGGTTTATGAGTTTTGCCGGACGCGCTATCACCGGCGCATCTTCGCCGTGAAGGGCAAGGGTGGACCACTGCCCGTCTGGCAGCGCAAACCCACGGCGAGGAACATCCGCGGTGAGAAGCCGTGGATCGTCGGTACCGACACAGCGAAGGAGACGATCTACGGGCGGCTCAAGAATCCGACGCCGGGCACGCCCGGCTACTCGCATTTTCCGGCGGATCGGGAGGAGACGTACTTTGAACAGCTCCTCGGCGAAGTCCTTGTGACCACCTACGCAAAGGGCCAGCCCAAGCGTGAGTGGCGGCCAAAGCCGGGCGTGCGGCAGGAAGCGCTCGACGCGCGCGTCTACGCCTACGCCGCGTTGCGAGCCCTCATCTCAATGGGGCTCTCGCTCGACAACGAAGCGGACCGGATCCTGGCCGCGAACCGGCCCCGGCCCGTGCCGGAGGATGACCGGGACCGCGAACGCTGGCTGGGCAATCGAGGAAGGAAGTGGCTCACACGATGAAGGTCAGAAGTCAGCCAAGCGCTCAGGGGACGCCTGGCGCCTGGGAGTACCTGGTTGTCACTGGTGATGCCGAATCGCCGGACTTGCTCGCCGAGCACGGCGCGCAGGGTTGGGAACTGGTCGCGGTCATGCGCGAGTTCGGCACGCGGGCGACGTTCTACTTCAAACGGAAGCGGCAGTAGATGGCGTGGACGCAGACGCAACTCGACGCCATCGAGGCGGCGATCGCAAGCGGTGAACTGACCGTCCGCTTCGGTGATCGCACGGTGACCTACCGGTCGATGGATGAACTGCTCCAAGCCCGCGCCGTAGTCAAGGAAGCGCTGGCAGCGGAATCCGGAACCGCGCCCGACCGCTTCTCGTTTGCTCAGACCTCAAAAGGATGAACTGGCTCGACAAAGTAATCGCCTGGGTGTCGCCCGAGACGGGTCTGCGCCGGATGCGAGCGCGCCGCGCGGGAGAACTCATCCGGCTGGCCTACGAGGGAGCGCGCACGGACCGGCGCACGGGCGGCTGGATCACGACGGGCAACTCCGCGAACGCCGAGATCGCGGTGGCCCTATCGAAGCTCCGCGAACGGTCCCGCGATCTAATCCGCAACAACGCGTATGCGGCGCGCGCGGTAGCCGAGGTGGTGGGCAACGCCATCGGTACGGGCATCACGGCGCAGGCGCGGAGCGGGGTGCCGGATGTGGACCGCGCGGTCAATACCGCGTGGGCGGAATGGATTGACGAATGCGATGCCGACGGGCAACTCGACTTCTACGGGCTTCAGGCATTGATCGCCCGCACGGTGTTTGAGAGCGGCGAGTGCCTGGTCCGCTTCCGCCAGCGGCGCGACAGCGACGGCCTGACGGTTCCTCTGCAGCTTCAGGTGCTCGAGCCGGATTACCTCGACCACACCAAGACCCAGAAGACCGAGACGGGCTACATCATCCAGGGCGTCGAGTTCGACCTGGTGGGCCGCCGCGTCTTCTACTGGCTCTATGGACAGCATCCCGGCGACATAGTCCAGACGGGTGTGCGCGGCGGGGCGTCGATGCAGTCGATCCGTGTACCGGCGTCCGAGGTCCTGCACATCTACCGCAAGGACCGGCCCGGCCAGGTGCGCGGCGTGCCGTGGCTCGCCCCGGTGGTGGTCACGTTGCGCGATCTCGACGAGTACGAAGAGGCCGAGCTGGTCCGCAAGAAGATCGAGGCCTGTTTCGCGGCGTTCGTGACGCAGCCGCAGGGTCCGGACGGTCCGTCGATTGCGCCGGCAACGCCGGATCCGGCCACCGGCAAGCGTGTCGAAAGTTTCGAGCCGGGCATGATCGAGTACCTGAAGCCGGGCGAGGAAATCACCTTCGCCTCTCCGTCGGCGTCAGCGGGCTACCGGGATTACGTTGCGGCGAAGCAGGCTCAGATCGCCACGGGCTTGCAGCTCACCTACGAGCAGTTGACTGGTGACCTGTCGCGCGTGAACTACTCGTCGTACCGCGCGGGGCTGCTCAGCTTCCGCAACGGCATCGAGGGATTCCGCTGGCTGACGTTCATTCCGATGTTCTGCGCGCCGGTATGGGAGCGGTTTCTCGCGGTCGCCTATGCCGCCGGCGCGATTCCTGAGCCCGGGCCGTTCCGCGCCGAGTGGACGCCGCCTGGCTTTGGCAGCGTCGATCCGTACAAGGACTCGGTGGCCACGCTGAACCGCCTGCGCACGGGAACGCTCACGCTGCGACAGGCGATCGCCGAGCAGGGCTACGATCCCGACGCGCAGCTCGACCAGATTGCCGAAATCAACCGGCTGCTCGATGAGCGCGGCATCGTGCTCGACTGCGACCCGCGCCGCGTCACGCAATCCGGTGCGCAACAGAAGGAGCTTGAGAATGACCCCAACGAGAGAGCGGCTGGAAGCGCAGTTTGAGGCGCTCGCTCCAGCCGACCGCAACGGCCGCACGGCGACGCTCACCTGGTACACCGGCGCGGCCGTGCGCCGCTACGACGCGCGTGGCCCCTACGAGATGCGCTTCTCGATGGATCCGGGCGCGGTACGTATGGGCCGCTTGGCGAGCGGTTCGGCGCCGCTGCTGAACTCGCACCGCGACTTCACGGTGGACGACGTGATCGGCGTCATCACCAAGGCCTGGATCGAGAACGGCCAGGGCAAGGCGACGGTGCTCTTCTCGAGTCGCGCCGCAGTCGATCCCATCTGGCAGGACGTCCAGGACGGTATTCTGCGCAACGCCTCGATGGGCGTGGCGATTCACGCCGTCGAAGACGTGACGCCGCAGGGCGCGGCGATGCGCCAGGTGCTGGTGACCGATTGGGAGCCCGAGGAAGTGTCCCTCGTGCCCGTTGGCGCCGATCCGGGCGCGGGATTCAAGTTCGAACGGGCTACTGGCCCACAGGAGCAGAAGATGGACGAAACCATCACGACCGCCACGGGCGAAGAGGCCCGTGACGAACTCACCGTCAACCTTGATGCCGAGCGGCAAGTAGCGGCACTGGCCGAGCGCGCGCGCATCCGGGAGATCGAGAAGGTCGGCCGCACGCTGGGCCTCGATGCCCGGCTGGTCGCCCAGCATGTCGAGGCAGGCACTCCGATCGAGGAGTTCCGCAAGCTGGCGCTCGACGAGCTCGCCAAGCGGAGCGAAGCGACGCCCATCCGCAGCGCGGCCGCCGTGGTTACCAGAGATGCAACCGACACCCGTCGAGCCGGGATCATGGCGGCGCTCTTGCACCGCTACGATCCGGCGGTCTTCCCTTTGAAGGATGACTTCGGCCGCGACTGGACCGGGCAGACGCTGCTCGACCTGGCGAAGGACTGTCTGGAATTCTCGGGCACGCGCACGCGCCGCCTGCCGCGGCACGAGATCGCGAAGCTCGCGCTGTCGACCTCGGACTTCCTCGCCGACGTCGCCAACAAGACCCTGCGGCAAGCCTACGAGGCTTACCCGCGCACGTTCCTACCGTTCTCGCGGCGGCGGTCAGCGGTGGACTTCAAGAACATCAACGCCGTGCAGTTGAGCGAAGCGCCGTCGCTCCAGAAGGTCAACGAGAAGGGCGAGTTTACCCACGGCTCGATCGCTGAATCGAAGGAGACCTACAAGCTCGCCACCTATGGCCGCATCGTCTCGATCACGCGGCAGACGATCATCAACGACGATCTGAGCGCCTTCACCCGAATCCCGGCGGGCTTCGGCGTGGCGGCGGCGACGCTCGAAAGCGACACCGTCTGGGGCATCATCACCTCGAATCCGAACATGGGCGACGGCGTGGCGCTGTTTCATACGAACCACGCGAACCTCAACACGGGCGCGGGCAGCGCGCTGGCGCTCACCGGGCTAGGCGCGGGCATGGCGGCCATGGCCAAGCAGAAGGGCCTCGACGGCATCACCGTGCTGAACGTGCAGCCGCGCTACCTGGTGGTGCCGGTGGCGTTGCAGCTCACGGCATTCCAGATGATCGCGCCGAATCTCGCGCCGGCGAAATCTGCGGATCTCGTGCCCGACTACATCCGCGCCTTGACGCCCATCGCCGAACCGCGCCTGGATGCGGCGAGCACGACGAGATCGACACCATCGAGTACGCCTACCTCGAAGGGCAGGACGGCGTGTACATCGAGACGCGGCAGGGCTTCGACGTCGATGGCGTCGAGATCAAGGCTCGCCTGGACTTTGGGGCCAAGGCCATCGACTGGCGCGGGCTGCAGAAGAACGCGGGTGCGTGATGAGGAGGAATGAACGATGAAGAACTTCGTGCAGAAGGGTGAGACTCTGACGCTCACCGCGCCGTACGCGGTGAGTTCGGGCGGCGGCGCGCTGGTCGGCTCCATCTTCGGCGTGGCGGCCACTGACGTGGCGAGCGGCGAAGAGGGTGAGTTCCAGGTGCAGGGCGTCTTCGATCTGATCCGCATATCCGGGGGGACCACCGGCTGGACGCAGGGCACACTGATCTACTGGGATAACTCGAGCAAGGCCATTACCAAGACCGCGAGCGGCAACAAGCTGATCGGCGTTGCGGTAAAGGCTGCGGCCGATGGAGACGCCACGGGCCGGGTGAGGCTGAACGGGGCGTTCCTCTCCTGATGGCGTTCGCTGATTCCGTCAGCCGTGTGGACGAGACCTGCCTGCGGGTCTTCGGGCGAGAGGTCCTCTACTTGCCTGAGGCCGGCGGCCAGGCCGTCGTCCGCGCGGTGTTTCAGCCGGCGCGAGAGGCAGAGGACTCTTCGCCGGGCGTCTATGCGGTGCTGTTCGTGCGGCTCTCCGGATTGCCTGCGGCGCCCGCGCGCGGGGACGAAATCGAGGTCGACGGCGTCCGCTACAAGGTCTTCGACCTCGAGGCGGACGCCGAAGGCGCTGCCGTGCTGCGGTTGCGGCAGACGAGTTGAACTTCCGGTCAATTGGGCGGAAGTCCGAGAAAGCCCACTTCCGGAAAATCTTCCAGAAGTCGGACTTGTGCGCAATTGCACACAAGTTCGTGGAGGCAATGGATGCCAAGCGTCCGGGTCTACCAGAAAAAGCAACTGCGGCTTGACCTGCTCAACTTCCGCCAGCGGCAGATGTATGAGCTGGGCGCGGCTGGCGTCGCAGCGGTAAAGGCAAGGCTCGCCGCGGCGCAGGGGCCGGAGGACGGCCCGGCCAAGCCGCTAACCAAGCGCTATGCGATCTGGAAGACGCGTAAAGGTAAGGGCAACCGCCGCAACCTGGCGCTCACCGGCGACCTGCTGCGCAACTTCCAGGTCCGCACAGTGAGCGAGAACCGGGCCAAGGCCAGCGTCTCGACACGCAAGGACAGGATCAAGGCCTGGGCCAATCAGAAGCGCGAGGCGTGGAT